AAACTCCTTTTGCTGTAGAAGCTGTTGGAGTATTTACTTTACCAATTATACCACCATTACGTTTAGCCATTAATTAACTCCCAATTTAAAATTTCTTCGTTCCATTTATATCTATTATTTATATTACTATCTACTGGATAAGCAATCGGTGCATTCCAAATACAAGTATCTTCGTTTAATATCCAACTATTAAAAGGCTTAGGTGATATGAAAGCATCTCTTTGTGAATCATAATTATAACCTATTCCTGCATAATTTTTTCTAAAAGGAGTTCCATTTAATTTATGAACTCCGCCAACAGTATTATAAGAAGTTTGTTTCCAAACATCATTTGTATTATATAATTGATTTATAAAATCTATACCAAGTTGCTCTTGTTCTACTCCATTAGCATCTGTAATTACAGCATTGTTAATAGAAATTACACTCTCTACTATATTTCCTGTTCCTAATTTTGCAAAATAAGCCATAAATTATCCCGTGTAACTTCCTGAATCGTTAAATGTTAAAATAGTATCTGCACCTGATGTTGTAACTGTTGGAGATCCAGTTGTAGTTCCTGAATAATTAGCAGTTGGCATACGAAGTATTACAACTCCTTTTCCACCTGCTCCACTATCTAAATTTACAGATCCACCACCACCACTTCCAGTATTTACAGTTCCATTATTATGAACATTTCCGCCACCACCTGTACCACCCGTTCCATTTGTACCTCCAGCATATCCACCACCTCCTCCACCACCTGCTCTTGTAACAGATGAACCAGTTATTGAAGAAGCTAAACCTGCTCCACCATTACCACCATTTTGACCAGAATTATTAGCACCTACAGCATTAGCACCACCTCCTCCTCCACCTGCATAATTTTGACCACCTCCAACAAAACCATTACCACCAGCATAACCTTGATTTGCTGTTCCAGAACCTCCAGGAGTTGCTACACCATTTATACTACTACCACCACCACCAGAACCACCATTTAAACTAGATGATCCAGTATTACTTCCTTTACCACCTGCTCCACCACCAACAGAAGTAATTGTTGTTAAACCTGTTCCTGAAATAGATGAATCTACACCAACACCACCATCTAATCCTGTATCTGCAGTTCTACCAGTACCACCAGCACCAACTGTAATTGTATAAACTGTTCCTTTATTAAATGATAAACTTGCTTCACTACTTCCTCCACCACCTGATGGTTCTGTTGAATATGAATTTCTATAACCTCCCGCACCTCCACCTCCAGTTCCTGCATTATATGCAGGTATATTTGAACCACCACCTCCACCTCCAGCTATAACTAAAAAATCTATTGAGTAATTAGCTGGCCAAATATTTGAAACACGTGCGTTGAATTGATCTTCAAGAGCCCATACTCCTGATGCTGTACTAGCTGTTGGTGTGTTGACTACTCCGATTATTCCACCGTTCTCTTTTGCCATAGCAAAAATCTCCCGGTTAACTTATGACTTCGTATGAGATCAAACATACTAGATCACTATTGGCACTAGCGAGTCCAGAGATTACTTCATTTTCTTCTAAATAAAATGAATTTGTTTTATCAATCACTGATAATGTTGCATCAGCGGGTACTGCAATCGTGCTTGCTATTGATCTTGTATTTGTTAAATCATTGTATGCAATTGTAACATCAGCAGCACTAGTTCCATCAATGTTTGTAACTAATATAGAATTAATTTTAAAAACTGTATTTGCTGTTGCTGTAACTAAGTTAGCACTTGTTGTAGTAAGTGCAAATGTATCTGTTTTTCCTAATATCGAACTTACATTTACTATATTCGGGTTTGCCATATTTTTTTATCCTCCAAAAATCATTGCCATAGCAATGGCTTTACCTGTTGTAATTCCTGCAGTGGAAAAAGATAGTTGTCCACTACCATTTGTTACCAAAGCTTGTCCATTAGTACCATCAGTTGAAGGTAAAGTAAAGTATGTTGATGAGCCATTATTTGCTATTCTAGTAACATTTACGTTACCTAAATCAGCCATAACATCATACATTACTGTTCCATTTGTATATACTAAAGATTTAGAACCTTGTGGAATGATTACTCCAGTTCCACCACTTGGTGCGAAAGTTAAATTAAAAGCTCCCGAAGTATTATTAAATACTACATATTGATTTTCTACAGCGTCTGTAAATACATTAATACTTCCAGTTAATGCACCTGTAAATTCAAGTACAGCATTATGAACCTGATCATCTGTAGTAGAATCATCAGTGTTAGTTGTAGAAGTATTAGAAGTTAATGTAACATTAGCAGAACCTGCAACGGATACAGCTTGATATCCTTTTACAGAAGAATCAACTCTATTAAAAACATAATTTACTAAATTACCCCAATTTCCTGCGTTTTCACCAGAACCTTGTCTCTCTAATTTTAATCTCGATGTATATGTAGAAGCCATGTGTATTTATACTCTTAAATTTTGTATTTGTAAATAATATTCATTTATATGTTATTGTCTAGTTAATATTTGTCCAATTTTCAGTATTTGTACTTGTATTTATATTATCCCAGAATTTTAAAGTAGCCACACTTACATTAGCAGTTTGACCTGTTATAGTTAAAAAGTTGTTAGAATTAGCTATAACATTTCCTACAAAAGTAGTAGCTCCGCTACCGGTTAAAGAAAGAACTTGATCAGCTTTAATAGCTATCGTATTAGCTGTTACATTAGCCTGGGATCCAGTAATAGGAATAATATTATTTAATACTAAAGTAATATTTCCTAAATTTGTGTTTAATTCAAATCCTATTATATCAACACTATTAGCAGTTCCTGTTGCAACATCTCCTACAGATACATCTAAAGCTATTTCAGCACCAGTTTGAATTGTAATAGATCCACCAGCTGCTATTGATATAGAACCTAAATTAGCAGTTAAAGCTTCTCCTGTGATATTTATTATAGCTTCATTAAGTACAATTATATTACTTAAAGATATATTTGCTAATTGACCACTAATAGAAATATCAGCATTAGCAATTGTAATTACATCACCTATACTTGCTGTAAGTTGAGTTAAAGTTGAAATTGCAAAAACATTTCCAGTTCCTGTAAGAACTGCACCATGACCTATGTTCCAGGCGCCACTTGACCATTCATCGGCGTTCCAATAACCACCAAAATCTATTTGAGTTTCTAATTGTTGACCAGTAACATCTGCAAGAGCATCAGGAGATGTATTCCAAGCTCCTACGTTATACCCTAATCTGCTCCAACCTTCTTGCGCTGTTGGCATAGGAGTTTACCTCTCTATGCTATACGAATTAATCCGTTAGTAGCATCAGCGTTTGGAAACTGTAGCTCGAATGTTCCGTTTGTAGATGTTTTAACACCACCAAAATCTAAAACTGCAATTGCAGCATTGCTTAAACTATTATTATAAATTAAAGCAGCTTGTGCAGAAATAGTTGCATTAGCAAATGTAACATTATCAGCATCAAATATTGCTGTAGTTCCATCAACAGTAATTGCAACGTTACTTAATGTAGCTCCACCAGTTGTGTAATTAGTTCCAGATGATGAAATTTCATTACTTGTAGTGTATGCAGTAGTGTTTTGATCTAAAGTAGCAAGGTTCGAATATAAAGCACACTTTAATGTACTTGCAACTAAATTTGCTCCTGGCTTCATTAAGTCTTCCTTAAATGTAACCGTGATAGCTTGTGTAATCGGCATTTTTTATTGTCCTCCAGTTAAAGTGTTTTCACCAAGTGGGCTACCAGGAAATTTAAAGTCCGTTCTTCTTCTTCTACGAGCTTCATTATTAATGGCAGTCACACTCTCAACATATTTTTTGTTGTAGATATTATAGTCTTCCATGTTCTTTGTAAAGATATTTGCTTCAGATAAACAACCATATAAAAGAGCATCTGGAGTATTAGTAGTATAATAATTAGTAGTATTTGTATTAGATAATGGATTAATTCTTCCTTGATATCCTAGTTGAATAGAATAAGCTTGATCTGGTGTAGGAGCTAAATATAACGTATTATCATCAAAATTAGCAAAATATTTAGGTTGAGCTGTTATACTTACATTAGGCCAATACTCTTGTATAAATTCTAATGGTTTAATTTCTAAAAAAGAAACATTACCACTTACAGTTATATTTACATAATTAATAAGCATAGGTTCTATAGCTGATGGTAAAGTTACAAATCTATCTCCTGAATAAACAGAAGATGTCATATTTTGATTAAATCCTACTGGATCAATATCTCTTGAAAGTCTAAACTCTGTGTTATCAATAAATGTGTCTAATTGATTTGTAAAGTCAGTTCCATTATTTTCAGCCCAGAGTTGTATATCACTCTTTAGACTTGAGTACGTCATTGGCATCTTTTTTATCTCCTGGTGCTACAGTAAATTTAGACCATGCATATCCTTTAAATGCGTAAGTTCCCCAATGAGTAAGAGGACTTAATAAATCAGCGTATATTTTACCACCAATCTTTTGCCACATTCTACAAAAAGCATAGTCTTCACTTAAGTATCTATTACTTTTTTCATCAATAATACAGTCAAAAAATGCATATGTATTTTTAGAAGTAAATCTTTCAGTATTTATGATCTGATCACTAGTATATTTAAGATTAGGATAAGCTTTCATCATTTTATAAAAGACTTCTTTTTTAATACACATAAAACCCGTAGCTGCATCTAATACTTCTACAAATCCAGCTTTCATTTGAATATCTCTAGGATTTGCAAAATTTAAATTATATCCTAAAGATTTTTGCTCCATATTTTCAAAATCTCCTTTTTTAGCAAGTTCTACAACATGGTTCCAATCTACAGATTTTCTAGCATATACTCCACAAGCTATATCGTGTCCTGAATCTAATAATCTCCAAATGTTTTTACCTTCAAAACCTATATCGGCATCTATAAACATTAAATGTGTAAATCTATCGTGTGGATCTGACTCACATAAATCTAAAA